CAATACCATCTATATCAAAATCCATAGTAACACTATTTACAACAATGTCATTACAAATGTAGGTCTGTGCAGTTCCACCCGTAGGAACAAATTGAAAGTATACTTTCCAGCCGGAAGCAAAGCTAGAAATATTTGACCCGTTCAAATTAAACGTATTACTAGTTGCATCACAAGCATTCACGGGGACAGCAGGACTTACCGCGGTGCTGGTAAAAATAGCTGTAGCGTCGGCGTACGTGTCTCCTCCAGCCCATAAAGCCCATAAAGCCTCTTCTACGGGTCGAACTAAGTTTGGTGACGCAACAAGCTGTGGTCGTGCATAAGTACTAAAACTCCACTCAACGGGGGCTAAAGCATCATTAAAAAGCAGTCTTGCTCTTCGTGATGTAATGCCTGCTTCATTGACTGTAATTTCTGAGGCATTGATTGCCTGACTAAATGAGAATCCATCAAGTACTGGAATTTCCCAACGAAAACTCGCTGTAGGATCTTCCAGGATTACTTGTACGTCTCTTGTAAATTGTAGTGCCATTTATTTTTCTCCTAACAGAGTTTTATAAGCTATTACTTATAATCTGTCTTAACCTTCTAGGTTAGTAACGAACTTCTAATACTATTTCCCCGATCGCTAATGGTTCGAGGGCACCTTCGTCAGTATCTAAACTTACCATAGTAATTTGTTGTACCGACTGAGTGTTTCCATCTTGGTCTGTGTATGACAAGGCTGAGTTTGATTCAATGACAAACTCTATGTCCTCGAACAACTTTTCCAAAGCCATTATAGCATCTTCTTGTTGTACATAGACCCGGAGAGATACAGTCATAAACCTGTCTTTGTATCCCGATCCTTGGTACTGTCGAGTTTCTGGGCCTGCACTAACATGTATTGCAGGAAAATCCTCTACTTCATCCCAAAATAAAAGCTTAGGTAAAACATTATTATATACGTTTGACCTGTAGGGGGTGTTTCCATTTATTGCTTTAAGTTTAGTAACTAAAGCAGTGATTATGGCCATTCTTCTCGAAGTGTAGTCTCTTATAGCCATTATAGTCTCCTAGTGTAAAATCTTGCTTTTAGTAAATCTGCTGCTATAGACCGAATAGATCGTTCTATTAACTTTCTAGGGTCTCTATCTTTATTGGCCCAAGGCTTTCTTCCTGCTCCTAACTCAAAAACCTGATAAGGATTTTTATCGTATGTATATCCAATACTCGGAAACCCTTGCCTAGTTCTTGTTATTGTTTCCACACGAACGCTACTTGCAAATCTACCACTTCTATTTACAAGCCCAGGATAACCCATATTTTTTCTTACTTCCTGAGGAAGTTTAGAGTTTAAAATAGTCTGTAAAGATAGTAGGGACTGAGGATTTCTTGAACCTTTTTTTGTCGCAGAAGAAGTTTTATTTTTCTTCCTAACGTTTGTCTTTTTTGTGGTCGATCTTCCAGTAATTACGGAATCATTAGCTCCGTCCCTTTTTCCTCTCCTAGATTTTGGTGATTCTTGTTTATCGAATCCTTGTGCAGTTACTTTAAAATTTTTACTGCTTGCTTTTAAAAGATTAGTTACAATAGCTTGTTGTGCACCAGCCGAAACTTTGTCTACACTAGACTGGCTTCCTTTAATTGTTGCAAAGTCTGTGCCTTTTTTAGAAATCTCTTTGAAAATTAATTCTTCAATCTGTGGACGAAGATTTCTCCAGTCCAAAGACTCTTCTCCTGGCTTATTTGCCTTAGAGGGGCCTAGCTTTCCCTGAACTACTATATTTCCATTGTATAAATTAGGAGTATTTTTTTCTGTCTTTGACCACACCCAATCTATACTATCTACCATCTTAAGAATAGCCGATCTACCCGCTTTAATTGCTTCAGGAGTAGAAAATTGTATATTTTCCATAGAGTCTGATAAAGACTCAGCTACTGCACTTTCTAGCTCTTCGTCAGTTACAAAGTTTTTTAAACCTTTTACTGAATTTGTTTCTCCTAAACCAGTCCCTATCTTTTCTCCCCCAGCGACATTTCCTAGTAACCTTACCTGTTCTGTGCCTACAGTCTGACTATTTAAGTCGCTAGTAGAAGTGTGTAGGAACTGGGTTAAACTACTGAACTTCTTAGCTTGTTCTTTAGAAAATCTTACAAAGCTTTTTTTAAGATATTTAGAAGCTAAAGTAACGAAAGCTCTTCTAACACTTTCTGTATATTTGGGAAGATATATTACTATAGTGTTCCCTTTACGTACCGCGTACCTTTCTTTATATGGTGCAATATTAGAGTACTTATTAAATTTATCTGGATATTCAGAAAATACTTTTGCCGAAATATTTTTAAGCTTTTCTAAGTCTCCTTTATATGTCTGTTTACCTGTAGCCTCTAACGCTTTTAAAAAGTTGGTAACAAGAGTAAACTCAAAATCTTCTTTTGTAAGGGTAATTAGGTGGGGTTGGTTCTTACCTAAATATCTCCGAACTAAAACATCATAACGTCTTCTGGAGGAGTCTATCGTAGCGTTTATAAAGCCATCTAATATAGCCTTGCTCATGAAGTCCTGTATAAATCTAACACCCTTCGTATATGGTCGGGGAATCCTGGGTCGTTTCTAATTGCAGAAGCAGGTGCTCCTTCTCTAGTAGCCGAACCTATGCTTTGTCTTTCTTTGTGCTCGTTTAAATGATAGTAGGTAATAATGTCAGCTACAGCCAACTGTAAGTCTGTGGGTAGAACAACATAACCGGCAAGATAGGTTATCTTTACAGAGCCTACTCCGTGTGGCCAACTTTTATAGCTCCCACTTTCATTTGTTCTAAAAACAGAATCTGAAACAGTGTCTAAGTACCAATCATATCCTACAGGACTAGAATTGGAAGAAAACAGTTCGGTATACGCCGAAGACTGTCCCACTCTTTCATATACATTAGTAATACTAATTACAGGGCTTTTTCTTAACTGGACAACATATGTATCCCATTGAATATCAAATTCTTCAGTAAACCCTGGGGCGGAGGCATAGGTGTCAAACTCATTATTACAATAAGTACGGACAAGCTGACTTACACTCGTAATTAGCTTCTCAAACTTTTCGTCATACTGAGTAGAGTTTATACCCTCTAAGAGTTTATATTCATCTAATGTAATTAAATCTGCCATTTAAATTCTCGAAAGAAATGGAGAGCCCCGTAGGGCTCTCCGTATCCAATACTTACTATTAGTAAGTCTTTGCAACAACTTGACCAGCTTGAGCAAACATTCTGTCAAAACCACGACGCTGAGTAGCAATAAGTACTCGACGCTGTTGTTCAACTTGGTAATCCTGTTCAACAGTAGCACCACGTAATACGGGAATAACAAAGTTACGCGTATTAACTGCTACGGCATAAGGAGCACCGTCCGCTTCGCTTGGGAATTCGTCACATACGATTACTCGTGAACCGTATACGGAACCTACGTCACCATTGAGCTTCAATGCTGTATCTGAACCAACCTGGTTAACGTCTGCAAAAGCAGGATCGTCAAGCAACTTGTAATAAGCATCCAAGCCAACGATATAAATAACGTCTCGTGAATTACGGCCATACTTGCCCATATCCTGGCGCATAGCCAATAAGTCGGCAGCAGTTACGTCGAAATCAGCAGGTGAAGGCTGAGTATCGCTAGTAATCTTGCTGTCATCGGTAGCTAATTGAATCAAGCCTTTGTAGCCACTAGTAATAAGGTCATAAGTAGCTAATTTGCCTAAAAGAAGTGAATGCTCGATTGCACGTGCGTGTGATCGAACCATAGCTTCTCGGATGTAAGGAAGAACGGGAATAATCGCGTCTTCTTCAGTTTCATTTGCGATGAAAGACTTAGATACCAATTTAGAAACAGTCAAAATTTTGTTGCCCATTGGAATACCAGCTTCGTCGCCAAAAGAAGCAGAACGCTGATCTAAGTTACCTTTGGGAGCAACTGCATCGCTAGAACCTTCGGTAGAACCTGTAGCTAAGAACTCAGCATAACCTGCGTCCGGCATGAGGGGTACTACCATAGAAGCAGCATTCATCTGAATCTTACGGAACAAAGGATCTAATACAAGCTCGAGCTCAATGTCTCGCTCCATTGCAGTAGAAACTTGAGTTTCAAAGTTTTCAGAGGTTGAAGTAGGTACTGCTGCACCTGCTCGACCGTTTACTTTTTCAAGTACTGATCGACCAAAGCTAGTTCCCTGTACACCCTTGTTAGTAATAACGCCTAAAAGATGGGCGTTAACCATGTCTTCTTCTAAGGCTTTTTGAGATTCTGCTGAACCGGAACGGTCAGCGAAAACTCGCTTGCTGTCACGCATCTTTTCAATTTCACTAGCTTTTTCTTTCAAATCAGCTTCGTACTTCTTGATAAGTTCTGCGTGGTCGGCATCCTTTGCAGACATTTGTTCTGCAACGTCAGCCAATAGTTTTTCCGCACCACTAGTTACAGCGGTTGCGATTTGAGCTTCTTGCGCGGCTTTTTGAGCTTCAGCTTCGTCAGCAGCTTTTTGTTCTGCTTCCATATTAGCTTGCTCTTCTGCCTTGCGCTCAGCTTCTTTCATTGCCATTGCGGCGGCCGTCTTTTCGACAGCAGCAGCTACAATAGCATCAACATCAATGTTGTCACTCATAGTTTTCTCCTGTGCTTCGACTTGTGATAAGTCTTTTGGCATTGACTCTTCTTCAGAGTGCTTTTCAAATTCAACAGTTACTTTGTCCTCAGTCTCCCGAACACTCAGTATATGTTTCTCCTCAGAATCGTCTTGTTTGAAAGATTTCTTGAACTCTTCGTACTCATTCTCTGAGTTAAAAGATTTTGCAAGAGAAAAGGTTGCAGCCTGGTTAGCAGGAACCGTGACTACCGAAACCTCCAATAGCTCTGCATCCTTGATTCTGTATCCGTCGCTTTCCGTCATGTACTCCGCGTCCTTGACTCGGAAACCAACAGAAAAAGCTCCAAGAACGCCTTCTTTAATTAATTCACCTACGTGACCAGCAGATTTGGCAATTTTTGCTTTTAACTGCAGACCATCATCATTAGTACCAAGCGAAACTGCTCGGCCAATCGGCTGATTGTAATCGTGATTAAAAAGAATTACGGGATTATTTAGGTAATTTTGAATTCCGCCCTTTGTCCAGGCTTCACTCTCAATTATGTCTCCAACACGGTCAGTACCATTAGTACTGGCCATACCAGCAATATGAAGGTCATCCCCTTCTTCATATGCTTTAAATGTGGAGCCAATGTGAAAAATTTTATTCAATTGATTCTCCTACTTTTTTAGTCTTTTTCAATGCTGCTAAGGGATCCATTGAAAGAGACGCTTCCACCTTAGGTGGTGGGGTTATGACAGTAAGTTCCTCTTTTTTCTGTCCAATAGTTTTCCACTTAGCC